GTCTTTACCTAAGAGATGGTAACACTGCTGTTGACTGGTACAACCAACAGACTCTTGGATTAACAAACAGTACTGTTTACTGGAGTCAGATTGCTTCTCGTCCTACAACTTCTGAGTTTGCTAAAGATAGAAGTTCTAGGTATGACGAAATGCACATGGTCATCGTTGATGACACTGGTAAAGTAACTGGTTCTTCTGGTAACATTGTAGAAAAATGGGTAGGATTATCTAAGGCAACTGATGCTAAGATATCTCCTTCTACGAATATTTTCTATAAGGATTACATTGCACAGTTCTCTAACTACGCTTTCGTTGGTGTTGCTCAAACTGGTATTGGTCTAAAACATACCATGAAGAGTGGATACACAGTCGATTCATCTGGTGTATGGGGACAGGCAAGTCAAGGAGTTACCTTCAATGGTTCAGGTCCTAAGATCTTCTCCCTAGAAAACGGAAACGATTATGGTGGAATTGGTCAGTTTGCTTGTTCATTAGGTGAAGTTGTTAACTCATATACTGTTCTCGACAACCCTGCTGAGTACTCAGTAAACTTCCTTATCCAAGGTCCTTCAAGTGGTGGATCTGTTTACGAAGCACAGGCTAAGGCAAACAAACTCCTAAGTATCGCTGCTACTAGAAAAGACTGCGTTGCATGTATCTCTCCACACAGAGATGGAGTTATTGGATTAACAAACTCCGATCAACAGACTGCAAATATTGTTGCTTTCTACGATAGTTTACTATCCACATCTTACGGAGTATTTGACTCAGGTTACAAATATACCTTTGATAGATTCAATAATACATTCAGATATGTTCCATTGAACGGAGACATCGCTGGATTGATGGCAAGAACTTCCATCAACTCATTCCCTTGGTTCTCCCCTGCTGGATCTCAAAGAGGTACAATCAATAATGCAATTAAACTTGCATACAATCCATCACAAGCACAGAGAGACATTCTCTATCCTAAGAGAATTAACCCTGTTGTATTCTCACCTGGCGCTGGAATTGTTCTATTCGGTGACAAAACTGCACAGAGAGAAGCGTCCGCTTTTGATAGAATCAACGTTCGTCGTTTGTTCTTGACAATCGAGGGAACAATTGAAAGGGCTGCAAGAGCTCAATTATTTGAATTCAATGATGATCTTACAAGAACTAACTTCTTGAACATCGTTGAACCATATCTTCGTGATGTGAAGTCCAAGAGAGGTATCACCGATTTCGTTGTGATCTGCGACGAAACCAATAATACACCTGATATTATTGATGCAAATACCTTTAAGGCAGACATCTTCGTGAAGCCTGCACGTTCTATTAACTTCATCGGATTAACATTCGTTGCAACTAGAACTGGTATCAGCTTTGATGAAGTTGTTGGAACCGCTTAACGACTATACCTTTACTAAATAAACCCGAAGAGGACAAATTCAAATGACCAACAGTTTCGTACCTAACTCGCCAGGAGTAGACTCAAGAACCATAGATAACTTCAAATCGAAGTTAACTGGTGGTGGTGCTCGCCCCAATCTGTTCGAGGTGGAATTAGCGTTCCCTTCGGGTTTGGGTGAAAATGCTGCTGACGGAGCAGCTGACATGGGAAGATTCCTAGTCAAAGCTGCAAACATCCCTGCATCAAACATCAACGTTATTGATGTTCCATTCAGAGGAAGAAATTTAAAGATTGCTGGAGACAGAACATTTGATGTCTGGACAATCACAATCATCAACGATACAGATTTCAAAATCAGAAATGCTTTTGAGAGATGGATGAACGCAATCAACAAACATGATAACGCAACTGGTGAAGTAACACCAGCTGACTATCAGACTGATATGTACGTCAACCAGATCGGTAGAGCTCCTAAAGGAACACCTGGCTCGTTAGGTGGTTCATTAGATGTATCAGAAAAACTTCCTATTCTAAGAAGATATAGATTCCACGGAACTTTCCCAACTAACGTAAGTGCAATTGAACTTTCATACGATCAGACAGATTCTATCGAAGAGTTTACAGTTGATCTTCAAGTTCAGTGGTGGGATGTTTTTGATGCAGACAATAAGAACGCTCTTACAGATCCTTCTAAAATAGGAGACACTGACGGATAACATAATCTGTGTTATAATATAAGATATAAATAACTGGGACAGCCCAGTAATAGTGAGTTAATGGCTAAATTATTTGGATTTAAAATACAGAAGGACGACGAAAACACCAAAGGTGTCGTCTCTCCTGTACCTCAGAATAATGAGGACTCATCAGATTACTATGTCTCTAGTGGCTTCTATGGTCAATATGTTGATATTGATGGAGTATTTAAGTCTGAGTTTGAGTTAATAAAAAGGTATAGAGAAATGGCATTGCATCCAGAAGTGGACTCTGCCATTGAAGATATTATAAACGAAGCAATAGTTTCAGATCAAAATGATTCTCCTGTCGAAATCGATTTGGAGAATCTTCCAGCATCTAAGCAGCTTAAAGATCTCATAAGAGAAGAGTTTAAAGCAGTAAAAGAAATATTAGATTTTGATAAAAAGTGTCATGAGATTCTTAGGAACTGGTATATTGACGGTAGAATTTATTATCACAAGGTAATTGATATTCAAAAACCAGAAGAAGGATTAAAAGAAGTAAGATATATTGACCCACTCAAGATTAAGTTAGTAAGAAAACTTAAGCAAGATCCTACACTCAGAGGAGCAATCAAACAGGTAAATGTAAACAACCCTGCTGATATAGAGAGTCCTGAGATAGAAGAATTTTATCAATATGACCCTGCTCAAACTCAAGGTAAAAATGCCTTGGGTGCAATAGGACAAACACCTTTCTCTACCAAACAGAGACCAGTAAAGATTGCACCAGATGCTATCACATTCTGTCACTCAGGTTTGGTTGATAGAAACAAACAAACTATTCTATCTTACTTACACAAATCAATTAAGGCACTCAATCAACTGAGAATGATTGAAGATAGTCTTGTTATATACAGACTATCAAGAGCGCCAGAACGTAGAATATTCTACATTGACGTAGGTAATCTACCAAAGATCAAAGCGGAACAATACCTCAAAGAGGTGATGAACCGTTATCGAAACAAATTAGTTTATGACGCATCAACAGGAGAAATTAGAGATGATAGAAAACACATGTCCATGCTCGAAGACTTCTGGCTCCCCAGACGTGAAGGTGGAAGAGGTACTGAGATCACTACGTTGCCAGGTGGACAGAATCTTGGAGAACTTAGCGACATCGAGTACTTCCAAAAGAAACTATACCGTTCACTAGGAGTTCCAGAATCTCGTATCGCTGGATCAGGAGAAGGATTTAACTTAGGTAGATCATCTGAGATACTAAGAGACGAGATTAAGTTCACCAAGTTTGTTGGCAGAATGAGAAAAAGATTCTCTCATCTGTTCAACGATATGTTGAAGACTCAGTTGATTCTGAAAAACATTGTTACACCAGAAGATTGGGAAACATTATCAGATCATATTCAGTATGATTTCATGTATGATAATCACTTTGCTGAACTCAAAGAAACTGAATTACTCAACGAAAGATTGGGTGTTGTTGCAGCTGTTGATCCTTATGTTGGAAAGTACTTCTCTCTAGATTATGTTAGGAGAAAAATTCTAAAACAGAAGGATGAGGAGATCATCGAGATCGATAAGCAAATGAAGAAGGAGATTGACTCTGGTAAACTTGCTGATCCTATGGAAGTTCAACAACTTGAAATGGGAGTTCACCCAGAACAAATGCCAGGCGGTGCTATGAATCCAGATCCAAATATGGGTGCAATGCCACAAGATCCAGGCATAGAAGGTGGTGCAACAGAGGCTCCAGAAATGCCCAAAGGTGGAGAAATATAAATATTACTAGTCTAATTCTATATTAAAGTTTATGGATAATGATTTAATTGACATGATCGCTGCTGGCGAAGAAAGTTCTGCAACCGACGTGCATGACAAGATTAAAGAAATCTTGTACAACAAAGCTGCTGAGAACATTGATCTCGTCAAGCCTGCTGTAACTGCCGATATGTTCGGTGGACCTAATCCTTACCTACAAGATGAGGAAGAGGTAGAGACTGAGCCAGAAGCTCCTGGCACACCTAGTTCTGTTGAGGATACAACAGAAGTTGAAGCTCCTGCTGCTGAAGCGGAGACACCTGATGATGAAGTAGAAGAAGAACAACCTGAGGCTTAACTAATGAAACTCATCACGGAAGAGATCGAAACCGCCAAGGTTCTTATCGAAGAAAAAGACGGTAAGAAGAATATGTTTATTGAAGGTATCTTTTTACAAGGAAACCTCAAGAACAGAAATGGACGTTTTTATCCTGTAGAAACTCTTGAAAAAGAAGTTAACAGATACAACGAAGCGTTCGTTGGTAAAGGTCGTGCTCTTGGTGAGTTAGGACACCCCGAAGGTCCTACTGTTAATCTTGACAGAGTATCACACAAAATTGTAGACCTTCATAAAGAAGGAACCAATTTTGTAGGTAAAGCACAGATCCTCAATACACCAATGGGTAAGATTGCACAGTCACTATTAGATGACGGTGTTACTCTTGGAGTATCATCAAGAGGAATGGGAAGTCTTAAAGACACAAGCGAAGGCTACAAAGTTGTCGGTGAAGACTTCATGCTTGCAACTGCAGCTGATATAGTTGCAGATCCTTCTGCCCCTGACGCTTTTGTCAATGGCATCATGGAAGGAGTTGATTGGGTTTGGGAAGCTGGAATCCTAAAGGCAAAACAATCTGAGATAAAGGTTATAGAAGAAAAGACTATGACTCACCCTGCGATTGCGGTTGCTGAGCCTGAGAAGGCAGTGGAGGAGGTTATTGAGAAGACCCAAAAAACTATAAATAAATTAGTAGATCAAGGTCAACTTGACGAGAAGAAGTTGGAAATCTTCCAAAACTTCTTATCAAATCTTTGATTTAATAAATAAACATAGATTATACGA